CCTATGAAAGGATCATCAAGAAGCGACTGCCGTCACTTCTTCTTGGCCGTGTAGTAGGTCAGACCGGCTACCCCTCCGCGAGGAGTAGTAACCGGGCGTCCCATCGGCGTATTGTCGATAACCACACTGCTGTCTGGCAGGCAGTGTGGTCTGGTTTCGTGGCCAGTGGCATTGGGCAACAGCATGGTTGCTGGGAGTTCAGGAGGTGGGTAACCGCCTCCGGTCCACGTGGGTTCGACTGGATATCGGACAAGGTGAAGGCCTTGTGCGTATCCCTCCGTGACGTTTCCCTCACGGAGCGGGAAGTCGAATACGTGGATGAAGTCCCACGAAGGCTTCAGAGGTGGCTCAGGGATCTTGCGCGGGATGACCCGCGGCGCGCGCTTGCCTTTACAAGGGCTGCGCGGGCTTTGCCTCGGCCGAGCCCGAAGAGAATCTCTGAAGCACTTCGCAACCATGCTCGCAACATCGTGAAGGAGGTCGTATTCCCGCAGTCTTTGGCTGCGGACCTTGAGGAATACGTGGTGAACCTTCTTCGCGGTGAGTTGCCCAAACGTTCTTGGAAACTCTATCCTTCCTCCAAGAATTCCGTTGAGGGACGTTCTGGTTCCAAGGGTGGTTATGACGGTTGGGCTTGGGACGAAGCCAACCGATGGATGTGTAGTGTGAACGTTCCGCCGCACACTAACATCACATTGCAGGAGTGGGTGAAGGCCCTTGGGCCATCGCCTGCACCTAGTACCATCCTTGGGAAGACCCTCGACGAACTTGCTCGTCAAGCGGGTGCTGGGTTGAAGGCAGACCAAACCGGGGAGTTTATGCAGGGTATTGCGACCCTGCTTGGCGTGAATAAACTCCTGTCTGCCTGCCGAAACCCAGATGTGGAAGGCCTTATCGTCCATAAGGCTACTCCGCTTGGCGAACAAGGGGGGAAGGTTCGAGTCATAACCGTACCTCCACCAGGTGTGTTTACAGCGGGAGATCTCTGCCGCCAACGCCTGTTCCCGGCTGTCGTGAAACGTGACAGACGCCTCGGACGGAAGTTCCCAGCGGAACTTTCGAAGGAGGGCTTTATGTGGGACAGGAATGGCGTAGAGATTCATCTGCGTAAAGGAGAGGCCTACCTTTCGGCTGACCTCACCAAAGCAACCGATGGCTTTGCTCACGGTGCAGTCCAGGCCGTTCTTCGCGGTCTGGAGCGTGCAGGATTTGGTTCGTCCTGGACGTCCGTCGCCGCCAATTCTCTTGGCGTTGGGGCGACGAAGCACTATGTTCAATACCCTCGGTCCGCTTTCGCAGATGCGCACCTGGAGGAGATTCGCAGTTTGTCGCCATTGGTGATCGTTGAAGACAAGGTGGTGAAGGTGCCCATGAACCGGGGCATTTTGATGGGTACACCCCTGTCCTTTACTTTCTTGTCGATCATCAATGGCTGGTGTGCAGCACCCCTCGGTCCGAGAACATTCATCGTAGGGGATGATGTGTTCTCGTGCTGCAAACCAACTGCGATTACCCAATACTCTGAAAGAGTCGAGAGTGTTGGGTCCGGATTGCATAAGTCGAAAACGTTCTACGGAACCCGCGGCTTCACCTTCTGTGAAGTCTTTGGGGTGCGTCAGGGAGGGAGGACGCGCTTCTTTAATCCGTATTCGCTTAAGCAATTCCAGAGAGACGGTTATGGGACCATGGACAAGGACGAGGTACACTTTGCTCCGCAGTGGAACGCACTGCGGCGTGTCGCCCGTGTCCTGAACAAGCATGTCCGCGCCAAGGCGCGGCGTTTGGGTCGTCCCCCTGAGCTCCCTACGGCTCTGGGGGGTCTTGGCCATCCTGGGAAAGGGATGCGCTCGATACCCAAGCCCGTGCGGGCTAGCTTGTTCGCCTTGGTTGACAATACCAAGGGTGGTCCTTTCAAGAACGTGACAAGGATTGATCATTTCCACGCGCCAGCCGACCCGCGGCTGTTTGCGCTGGTACAGGAGATGGTTGCCAGCAAGTACTCTACTTTCACTGATGAGTTCTTGCCTGGTGATGCCCCGCGAGGGGACAGCTCTCCTGTGTCTTACTATGCTCTTGGTAGGTACGTAGCCATGCGTGCCCACCAGCGGTATTGGAGCATAGGTGGTCGTTATCAACCTTGTCTGCCAAAGTCCATGAAACCGGGGAGATTGAAATTGCCCACACCTGGCTCTCGCCAGTTCGGACCCAAGACGCCATTGGCAAGCGTCGTTGCTTTGCTGAAGAGTCTGAACCAGGAGCGAGGTGTGTGGCTCCCTATCGATGATGCGCTTGAGATACGAGGATCGATCCCTCACGCGTTCACCAGTGGATTCACTGGGGAGCGGGATGACGTGCATATACTTGGCTAGCC